GTATTCAGCGCCGGTGAGATAAACGGCAACTGCCGGAAAATCCGCCTCATCAAAAACAGCGGGGCGACCATCAAAAAGCGTCGCCCCGGTGTCATGCTTCTCCAGTGCATCCAGTACGGCTGTACGGATATCAGTATTTTTCATCGCTTTATCACAATCCTCAGTTGTTGTTTCAGCGCATAGCTCAGTTCTTTTGGCAGACGTTCGCGTCGGATACGGTTAACGTTCTCATCAAAAGCCTGTTTCAGTGGGGCCGACATCGGAATTTTCACCACCTGAATGGGAAGACGATTACGCTTTTTCCTTCCCTTATCGTCATTGCCCTTCGCATACCTGGCTTCTGGCAGACGTTGCATAACATGCCAGCGCCCATTATTCAGTCGCTGGATGAATGCCCGCTGATAACGATGCTGACCGGCTTTGAGTATGCTGTTCGGGCGACGTCCCAGCATCCTGATCCCCAGCTTAATCACAGGAAGATCGCCGCGGTTAACGATAATTTTTGCGTTCGGATTTCTGACCGTAGCCCGTTTCAGTCTGGATCGCTCTTTAACAAGTTTTCTCGGCACCCGGGTTTCACGGGCGACCTGAGACGAAGACTGATTAATCGCCGTTGTGGCCACGCGGTTAATGGCCATTGCTGACGCACCGGGCACCGCCGTTCTGCTGATACGGCTGAGGTTTTCAACGGCCTGCTCAAGACCCTGTATGGCCATACATCCCCCTTTCAGCGGCGACGGTTAACGGCAGGCGGTACGCCCCGCCCAAGCCAGAGATGACAGCTTCCGCCATCATCCGGCGAAACCCGGTCTATCCAGAAGTTTTCCTCACCGATGGTCAGCGTGTCTCCACGCCGCAGCTGCCGCACATCATCAGTCCGGACAAACAGGGACGGGCTGGAGCCTTCAACGCGCACGCCCTGTCCGGCATAGCTGATATTTTCAGGGTCATCAAAAACACCACGTATTACTGCGCCGGGCTGCTCACCGGATGTAATGGTGGCTGACGTTCCCATATGCCCGCGTATCGTTTCATCAGCCCGGGCAATGGCTGTATCAAAACCGTTATCCCTGATATTAATAACTTTCATCTGTAACAAGCCCCTCCAGGACAAGTTCCGCAACATTCACTGGATCAACTCTGACAGTCATACCTGTAACAACAATCTCCATATCACTGTCATCATGCGGATGTTTTCCCGCCACATGCAGGGTTTTGAGTACACGAACAGTGCTCATTTCATCCCCGCCAGTGGAGTGGCTATACGTCATCAAATGCCTTTCGTTCTCATCACTCGCCTGGTTTTTGTCCTCTGCTTCCTCTTCCCATTCCGCCACCCGCTGCGCTATCTCTGCGGCACTCCCGGATATATCCGGCTCACGCCCCAGAATCCGGGCCAGTTCATCAAGCCGTTTCAGATTTTGCTCTTTCGTTGCCATATCAGGCCTCTTTGAAAAAAGACACGGGGGCATTTCGCCCCCGCTCACGGATTATTTCACCTGTACCACCACAAACTCATCCGGGTCCGGCAACACCATCAGCGGCGCGGACTGCGTCATGGTAAATTCACGGGCGGGATCCCCCACCGTCAGCCAGTGTTTCGGATAACGGGAAGAGGCCACCACGCCTTCAGACAACGCCTGTGCATCCTGAATGGCACCGTAACAACGGATCCCATCTGCAGCAGTATTCCCCAGGACCAGCGTGCCGTCTGGCAGATAACGTTTTTCGGTACCGTCCTCTGCCACATAAGACGTTTTCGCCACCACAATGGCCAGATCACCGTAATACCCTTTGAAAGACACCACCGCCCCCAGGTCTTTCACTGCCGTTTCGAGTTGCGAATTTGAACCGCGACGGGTATCCAGTTTTTCGCGGAACAGCTTAAAACCATTCAGCAGACGCCAGACGGTACCGTCCATAATGGCAATATTCACAAGGCCGCTGGCCTGGTCGCAGTAGAGGTCAATATCATGCGCAGGATCGAACGTGTCACGATCGTGCTCAGACCATTTTTTACCACTGGCCTGCGTAATGTTATTCTTCGTCGACCTGCCAAAATCGACCTCAATTTTCTCGAACTGGTCTCCTTCCATGGTGTATTTGCCATACAGCACGGCATTTACCGCCTGCATTTCTTCCACCTGGACAATCGCGTGCTCTTCCTGTTTGAGGTTATCGGTAATGATACGCAGACGGCGGTAAGCCGGATCATTCAGTTGAGCCGGATCTTCACCAGGAAGGCGCTCAACCGCCTGCCGGGAATTAAATTCGTGTTTCGGCTTGACGTAGCCCGGACGCAACACGCGGGTTTCACCACCACGATGACGCAGCACTTTTCCTTCAACAACCGGGGAGACATAGGCCGCCACCGGCGTTTTTCCGGTAATTTTGTCCAGCATCACCTCTTCGGTATGGAAATTCACCGTACGACGGAAAAACAGCTCCAGAAACAGCGCACGAAATTTCACTTTTTGTTCGGTATAACCGAGTAACTGGCGGGTCGTAAACAATCCCATAAATCAGTTCCTTTCATTCAGAAATCAGTCAGGCCACCGCGGTGGCCTGATAACGTGTTACGGCAGCGCCGCGTGACTCAGGGCACTCCCGGCAAAGGCGTTGGCCTTTTTGTGTTCATCCACACTTTCAGGCCAGTGGATTGCCTCCGTCGCAAAGGTTCCCGACTTGTAATACGTCAGCACCGTCTCTGTGCCTTCAAGCGGCAGTACCAGTATGCCAACCGCACTACCGGCTTTCTGTCCGTCCCAGACCACCAGTTTCCCGGTGGCTTCATCCAGCATCAGGGGCGTCAGTGCCGGTGTTGGCGAGGAAATCCCGCTGCTGCCTGTGGCGGTATGAGCCGGATCATTACCGGCAAAAATACGTACTTCCGCACGCTGTTCAGTGATGGTTTTCGTTACCATATTGTAAAAACCTCCTATTGATGGTCAGCACTGGCTTCATGGCATGGCCATGAGCATTTTCACGTCCGCATCACCGTCTGCTGACGTCTGTGGCACGCCACCCTGTACCGCTGCCGGTGAATGGTTCGCCATGAAATGTTCAAACATGGCGGTTGTGGATGCAGAGACCGGTTCTGCCTTACCTGATCCCGCAGCCAGCACAGCCCGGGCGTTCTCCACGGTCATTCCCGGGCAGGCAGCCAGCTGTTCAGCCTGCGCCTCAGCCCCTTTTGCCTCATCCAGGGCCATGATCTGATCACGGAGTGATGGTCCGGCATCCGCCTGCGGTGAAGCTGCCAGGATCGGGCGGGCTTTTTCCACCGTCATCTCCGGCATCGCCGCCAGCGTTGCCGCCAGTTGTTCACGACCTTTCGCCTCTTCACACGCCATAATGCGATCGGCTTCACTCTGCGCGGATGCCACCGGCTGCTGTGGTGCCGCCGCGGCCAGTATCTCCCGGGCCTGTTCAACGCTCATGCCCTGTTGTCCCGCCAGCATCGTGGCAAGCTGTTCACGTCCTTTCGCTTCCTTACTCGTCAGGATCCCCATCACTCGCTGGTTCTCCTGCGCGGCGGCTTCCGTTGCAGTTAATTGCGGCATAGTGCCTCCTGTATCATGTGTGTACAGCGCCGTGGTCATCACACTGATGGCATCCGACGCATTGACTAATTCATCCGCCAGCCCGGCCTCAATGCCGGACTGACCTTCAAAAACGGCGGCCTCTGTTCCCGTGACCACATCCACAGACAGCCCGGTATACATCGCCACTTTTTCGGCAAACATCCGGTGTGCCGCATCAATGCGCTGCTGCATGTCCTGACGCACCTCTTCCGGTAAGGCTTCAAACTGATTGCCATCCACCTTGTGCGCCCCGGCATAAATCAGCGTGATATCCACACCGGCCTGCGCCAGATGACCGGCATAGCTGAGATGGCTCATCATCACGCCAATGGAGCCGATACGGGATGTCTGGGTAACCAGCCGTCGGGAGCAGGCCGACGCCAGCAGCATGGCTGCAGAACAGGCCGTGTCATTGCACAGTGCCCAGACCGGCTTCTGCTGACGGAGGCGGTAAATCATGTCAGCACAGTCAAACGCGCCTGCGGCCTGCCCGCCCGGACTGTCAATGTCCAGCAGTACGCCCCGGACAGCGGTGTCCGCCATTGCCTGCTGAAGACAGGCGACAATGCCGTCATAGCCTGTCATTCCGGAAAATGGCCGCATACCACCCAGCCGGTGCACCAGCATGCCGGTCACCGGCAGTACAGCAATACCGTTCACCACCCGGTAAACACGGGCCGGTCGTTTACCTCCGGCCATGTACTCGTCCGTTTCAGCCAGCATTCCGGGAGCATCAAGCTGTACCTGCTGTTGTGGTACCGAAAGACTTGCTGCCCCCATCTCGCGCCCGAGCGCGCAAAAGAAAACCCGCGCATAGGCGGGCTCCAGAAGCAGCGGTTCATTGAATGCTGCGGCAATAATGTGTGAAAGATTACGTCTCACGTGGTGTTGTCTCCTCTTCCGGCCTGCGACTCGCCGCTATCTGCTGCTGATACGCCTGCGCTATCCACACCGGACGTGAGAGTCCGGCTTTTTCCCGCTCTGCAGATTCCCTGACCTGCTGGCGGAAAATGTCCTGATAATCCTCACCCATCAGCGCCAGCTCTTTCTCATACGTGCTCAGTCCGGCCTCAATGCGCATCACCGATTCCTGGACCTCCTTGAGCCCGTCAATGGCCATTCTTCCGGCTCCAATCCACTCTGCCCGTGACCAGGATGAACGCGCCTGATAAAAATCAAAACGCGCCCGTGGCGGACGAATAATCCCCCGCAGAAGAGCCTCTTCCAGCCAGCAGGAAAACATCTGCGTGGCCAGCCGGGCCGCAATAAATTTTCGCCGCCCCATAAAATAGCGCCACGACTCATTGGCGGAGGCGCGGGCACTTGAATAACTGACCTTCGAGTAATCACGGGACAACTGTTCGTAGGAAACGCCAAGACCGGCGGCGATATACCGCAGCAGCGCCTGTTCAAGCGCAGAAAATCCATTGTCTGAATCCTGCGCAGTCTGTAGTTTCAGATCATCACCGGGGAAAAGGTGCGGAATTTTGACACCGCCCAGTGTCACGTTATTCGTGTCATACCAGCTGGAGAACTTCTCCAGAATATTAATAAGCGGATTATCCTTCTGCCCCTCCGGCGCACCGGCGATATATTCAAAGGCCTTTTCGGTATCAAGTTCACTTTCAATCGTCGCTGCATACATCGCCTTCACTATGGCTGACTGAAGCTGTGTTGCCTGCAGGGAATCGAGCATTTTCAGCCGTTCCATGACGCTGTAAAACTGATTAGCCCCACGGGTCTGCCCGTCCTCAACCGGCTCGAAAATATGCAGCATGGCCGGACGCCCGGTGGGAAGTTCACGCGGGATCCGTTCCCATCGTCCACTACCAGAGAGCGGAAAATCATCCTCACAGATATGGTACGCAACGGCCCGTCCATGCCGATCGACCTCCACCCCGGCCCGCAGAAAGCGGTTCCCCAAACCGTATCCTGGCGTGTCCACCCGTTTCGGACTCACGGCTTTAAAACGCGTACGAAACAGCTGCGTAGTCTCCGCATCCCAGACCGGCTGCACAAAGATTTCGCCGTTAAACGCATGAACGCCCACACCTTCACGGATAAATTCCGTGAACGTGCGTTTTCCTTCCACGTCGATCTCGCCAGACATCCCTTCGGCGTATTCCGACCAGGCCGCCTCCACCTCATCGACAAAGCTTTTTGCTGCGGTCTCCCGCATCCCCAGCCAGCGCCAGTTCGGACGGTAGCTGATCAGAAACATATGCCCGACAATGTGATCCTTATGCAGAGCCACCGCATTAGCCGCTATTCCGTTATTACGCACCAGATCATCTGCCCGGGCATTCCCCAGACGCAACGCGGGCAGCAGGGCCGCATCGGCACTCTGCGCCGGTGGCAACCACTCCTCCATTTGCCCGCCAAATCCTGCGCCGCCCCCGTTGTAGCTGAGACTCTCACGAAGCGGAACGCCGTTCACATCAATCAGGACAGGCGTTCTTTTCATAACCTCACTCCCAGCGGACGACGGCGACGTCGGGTTGTCCCCAGTACCGACTCCGCATCATTGATCGCCCGGTTAAGCTCATCCAGAGAAGCCGCCGTATATTCAATTCTGCGACCATCTTTCTGGACAGACACCACCCGTTTACCGGTTAATAAATCAAGGCGCGCCTGACGCAGCGCCTGCAGTTCAGCGACTGTAACCATTCACTCCTCCGGACAGCTTCGCTGCCAGTTCTTTAAGGGTTGGCCGGGTCGTCTCTTCTTCCCGGGATTTTGCCAGTACAGCCAGATCAAGCTGCCAGCGTTGCACGGACACACGTAATGCCGCGTAGGCATACACCAGGCAGTCCAGCGCTTCGTTACGCCGCTTTTTGTTATCCCACAGCAGACGCATCTTTCCTTTTTCCCACTTCTCCACAAGCTCTTCCGCGACCAGTTGCTGCGCCTCTGTCTGCGAAAAAATCTCCGGATCATCAGGAAAACGGATGGCATACGACGTGGATTCATCCGCAGGCGTGGGAGCGGCTTTCATACGGGCATAGAGAATTTCTTTTGCGGTGTCTGTCCCCACTTCACACAGATACACGCCCCGCTGATTGCGGGTTTTTGGCATGGTGATCACCGGCTTGCCATAGACAGATGCGCCTTTTACCGGCAGCACCCGGAAAACACCGTGTTTTTTTGACCTCTGATAAACGATTTCTCCATCGATCCCCCCGATGTCCCAGCAGACACGGGAAATGGTCATTTCGGTTCCGTCTGCATGGCAGTATTTTTTGTTGATCGCTGCATCCACACGTAACAGCGTCTCTTCCTCATCGGGACGCCCCATAATAATGATTTTATCCACCAGAAAGGCTTCCTCTCCCGGAGCCCATCCCCAGACATACATCTCAAAACGGTTTCGCTGCGAGTCAATGCCCGCCGTCAGATAAACCACCCGGGCAGGCACCGCCGCCGTGTAACGCACAACCTTATCCATCAGTACCTGGTGATCGAGTTTTTCGCCCACGGCCTCTTCCCAGGTCTCGCCCAGCGTGGTGTTCACAAAGGTTTTCAGGCCGTTGGGATCTTTCAGTGCATCCAGCCAGTCATAGACAATCTGTACCCAGGTGGTGAACGGACTGTACGCCGTCCAGATATGGAAAGTGATGGAACGCGGCGGCGGAATTTCATCACCCCGGGCGCTGAAAAACATCAGGCCGTCACGGGTCCACATGCCCGTGTTTTCACAGATCCACCGCCCGTTACTCTGGTCAAGCTCAGACTGATGGATCACACAGCCATGATGCTCACAAAGGTAGAAAACGCTTTCGGGGCTGTCCTTCTCCCATTTAAGGCCAAAAGGCGTGGATTCATCGCCAAATTTCAGATACTGCTCCTCCCCACAGTGCGGGCAGGGCACATAAAAACGCATGAAATGTGCCGACTCGTTAGCGGCTTTTTCGATCTGGCAGGAGCCTTTGATTTTAGGCGTCGAGCCGCGAATGGATTTTGGCCATACAGAGCCCTCAATACGCTTATCCCCCAGCAGGGTTGGCGAGCCCTCTTTTTCAACATCAGGTTCAAACGATGAGAGTTCGTCATAGCAGACCACGTCCACGGATTTTTCACGGTAGTTTTTTGCTGCCGCACCACCCAGGCACCAGAAGCCCACACCCGATGAAAAGCGTTTCAGCGTGAGAGTATTGTCACGATGTTTACGCCCCAGCCATGGAGAAAGGTCTTTCAGACATGGCACATCCCTAATCGTCGTCTCCACGTGAGACTTCATAAAATCTTCAGCGGCAGAATCCGTGGGCTGAAAAAGCAGACTGTTTCGGGATTTATGCTCAATAAAATACCCGACCACCCCCAGCAACATCTTTGTATAACCAATACGGGCAGATTTAATCAGATTAACAGTGCGGACCTGATCATTCCCCATACTGTTCATGATGGCGATCTGGAACGGCAGCGTTTTCCATTCGCCGTCACCGTATGAGGATTCTTTCGGCAGATAATAATACTGGTCAGCCCATTCAACTGCCGTCATCGGTACAACCCTGACCAGAGGCTGCAGCGCAACCGAAACGGCAGCCATCAGATTATTCAGTTGTTGCTCTGATATATTCATCCAGCAAATCCGGTAATTTATCCCCTGCCCGCGCACACTGATTTGCGCCCTTCGCAATAAGGGTTTTCAGATGGTCAAGATGACGTGGCGTTAAATCCGGGAACTGTCGCTGCATGGATAACGGAATAGAATCAAGCGTACTGGACAATGCCATCGCCAGCTTGCTGAGGGCGAAAACGCAGAAGTCTGAATCGATGAGCTTACCTTCGGTTACCTGATTTTTAAGTTTTTGAGCTACGGCCTGTTCTTCTGTCAGTTCAGCTCTGGCCCGAAGCAGCCTTTCCTCCAGATCGCCCCCGTCATCAGGTGTTCTATGATTGTGTTGTCGCCGCTCGCGATCTATCTCCAGTACAGTTTTAACGTCATAAAAAACTTCCCTCCCCCGACGCTCGACAGGAGGAACGCCCCATTTATCAAATGCCTGAACAGAGATACCGATGGAGGAGGCCATATCACTTTTATTCAATAAAAAGGCCATCTCCTCTCCATAAGTCATCGATAAAAAGCGATACAACAACCATGTGTTTTTACAAAACCATTTGATATCATTTAATTTTTTCACATTAATGACATCAAAGCACATCGTAAGGTTGTTGTATTTATTTTATTTTCACCTTACTTATCAATTAGATATACCAAACAATTAAACAACAACCACCCCCTCAAAAAATCTCATAAATAGCGAAAAACCGCGAGGTCGACGCCCCGTAACGGTCCACATGCCGGAAAGGACCCGCAAAATGATAATAATTATCATCTACATGTCACAACGTGCATCTACGCCATCAAACCACGTCAAATAATAAATTATGACGCAGGTATCGTATTAATTGATCTGCATCAACTTAACGTAAAAACAACTTCAGACAATACAAATCAGCGACACTGAATACGGGGCAACCTCATGTCAACGAAGAACAGAACCCGCAGAACAACAACCCGCAACATCCGCTTTCCTAACCAAATGATTGAACAAATTAACATCGCTCTTGAGCAAAAAGGGTCCGGGAATTTCTCAGCCTGGGTCATTGAAGCCTGCCGTCGGAGACTAACGTCAGAAAAGAGAGCATATACATCAATCCAAAGAGATGATGAATAAACATCCCGGTTTCTTCCACCATCGCACCGGAAAAGCGACTATGAGGGTAACCCTGCGTCTGTCAGCACAGTAAAACCCGGTGTGCATCGTTTTTGATTATTCCCGCACACTCGCGCAGAGGAGTTCCCCGTCGGGCTACGGTCTCTGTTAATACGGGAATACGGCGACGATACAGCGCATGATGTGTCAGGCTTGAATACCTTTATCCGTTAAAAGGGATATCAGTTAAGTTATCCCGTACAGGGCATAAGCCATTATCAAAGCCACTCTGTAGCGAATGGCTTTTGTAATGGACTATTTAATTAGTGATGCTGCGTATTCGATTAGATATAACTTAGGTGCCAGCCAGATTTTTAACCATGTCATATTGGTTACTGCACAAATAATAAAAATCCCCCACATAGTCAAAACTCCAACCAATGGCACGATAAGAAGATTAATATCACCTTTGCTATCCCAAACCATTGTCGGCCTGTATTTGGGATTTCCCTTCTCCCATGAATATCCTTCATCACCGATTTTACCTGTCTCAACTCTTTGGCACTGCTTCTTCATAAACCAGAAAACCAGAGGGATTGTTGAAATGGCTATTAATGTTTTAATCAGGCTATCAACCATATTCCATACCAGCAACTGATGAACAACATCCGGAATCTGAGCCTGACTGAATGCAATGGCGGAATCAATTCCATCGCTGGCCTTCTGCAATAAATCAACAAGAATTTTATTTGCTTCTTCTTGCATGTTTATATCCTGTAAGTTGTAAGCCTGTTCGAAAAAAACAAACAACTACGAGAGACAGAAAAAATATCTCAGGCTCTCTTTCTATAAGCTTTTAGTTGAGGATGTTCTGCAAAACAAAACTGGTTAGTTATGTAACTGCTTCCGGAATACAACAGCCGACGTGCTACAACGTAAAATTCGCTTGATTGTGGCAGTTGAGGAAACAGACTTGCATTTCTCAACATCATCAATAATGACCACATCCGGTACAGGAATGACGCGGGTATGCAATGTTTTTGCACTAATAACATCACAGCCATTCAGTGGTCGAATATCTGCATCTTCAGGCACTACCAGAAGCACACGTTTTTCCGGTGCAGAAAAGCCAGCAGCAAGAGTGCGTGACAATAAAGTCATTCCGCTGCGTGGCTTCATACAAATTTCAGAAATATGATTCTTTTCGTCCAAATGATGCTGGACATCATTTTTATCATCACTCAACAACTCTGCTGTTAATACAATCCCTGCTGTCTCAGATTTCCAGGAAATGCTGATATCCTGATCATCTGCATCAACATCATATTTTATCGAGTAAGGACTAAAGCTACGTCCAACGAACGCATCATTTACCAGTACACGCCCACCCTGTCTGACCTGAAAGTCAACGCGCCCTGAAAGCTGATTTGCTGTTACAAGCAATGCCTTTTTTCTTTTTGTTTTATTGCTCATTGCCACCAACTGTTCAGCCATCTCTCTTGTCACACTACCAGAAACTCTTTCTTGAATTTTCACAGAAAATTTTCTGGATGTAGTAGCATCGACATTAAAAAATCTGGATGTCATCAGGCAGTTATTAACAATTGGCATCAGCTCACTTACGATTGTAAAAAATTCCCGGTAAAGCTCATTTTGCTTTTCAACACACAGCTTTCCACAATCGTCCAGCTTACGCTCAAGAGCACTTAACCTTTCCATTATTGAATTAATTTTTTGCAACTCTTTCATCAAAACCTCCTGACAAAGACACCGAGCAACCACGGTCGCACACGATGTTTATCGCAGTAACCAGAACTGTCTGTGATTGTACCTGCGCATCCACGCTTACGGCAGGCACGTGGGATTCGTGATGGCATAAATACCTCACACCCTGTTCAGTTGAATGACGGGCTGATTCTCGATATGTTCTGCTGTCAGTCTGAAAGTCACAGTGACTGTTGGTGGCTCGCCTCCACGTGACTCTGTCCTGGCGGAAAGCTGCCCTTCCAGTAACTCACCATTAACTGCAATCCCATACCCTGCGAAATGTTTACCACGATAAAGTTTTGCCAGTTGGTAATTCATTTGCCTGCATCCTCCAGCGACAACCCAATTCACCCATGAAGCAATGTGGCCGATACAATCCCGGCATTACACTCAACGGTTATATCTTCATCCGAGGCATCCACTTCATATATTCGTGAATAACATTCCGTGCATTTACCACTGAATGTACCTTCAGCCAGAACACGACCACGCTGTAAAATCCGGAACGGGATTCTTCCATTAAAGAGCTTTGCGGTTACCTGTAATTTCTTCATACATTCTCCTGATAACAAAAAGGCTACTTAATGCACTGGGTGCGGATATATTCCTGCGCCCCTTCCAGTTGCTTCTGCATCGTCATCAATCGGTCTCTGAGGGTGAAATAATCCCGTTCAGCGGTGTCTTCCAGTCGGGGGCTGGTTGCATTATCCACGCCGGAGGCGGTGGTGGCTTCACGCACTGACTGACAGACTGCTTTGATGTGCAACCGACGACGACCAGCGGCAACATCATCACGCAGAGCATCATTTTCAGCTTTCGCATCAGCTAACTCCTTCGTGTATTTTGCATCGAGCGCAGCAACATCACGCTGACGCATCTGCATGTCAGTAATTGCCACGTTCGCCAGCTTCAGTTCTCTGGCATTTTTGTCGCGCTGGGCTTTGTAGGTAATGGCGTTATCACGGTAATGATTAACAGCCCATGACAGGCAGACGATGATGCAGATAACCAGAGCAGAGATAATCGCGACTACTCTTCTCACTGATCTATCCCCCAACAGGCTAATGCGCTTTCCTGGTCACGACGAATAACCTGTCCGTAGCAGTTATTTGAACGTGTGCGGCAATCACGCCCACCGTCCTTAATCCACCAGCGAATCGACTCACAGGCACCTTTACGATCACCGGCATTAAGCCGCTTATAAAACGTCGACGGGAAACACTTACCGGGGCCAATGTTATAGGGACAGAATGACGCAATACCCGCTTTCTGTGCTTCGGTCAGTGGAACTTTAATATTGCGCTCCACCCATGCCAGCGCCTTATCCCGTTCGATAGCGTTGACCTGGTCGCATTTTTCCTTCGACAGTTTCATACCGGGAAAAACGGGTTTTCCATCCACCATCGTGGCACCCCGACAGATGGTCCATATACCGGAGCCATCACGGTATGCCGTAGTGTGATTACCTTCTTTTTCGTCCAGAAACTGGTCAAGAATGACGGGAGCGGATGCACCTGCAGCAATCAACGCCAGAACGGCAGCCGACAGGCCGTATCTGATTTTTGTGCTCATGGATATTTATCGTTTTCTGAACCCTGGATATGTTAAAGCCTCAGCCCGCCAGTAGTGTAGTGGGCACTGGCGTTCCGGTTAAGGCTCGGGTGGTTGGCTGAGCTACCCCATCTAAGGATCTGATATGAAAAAAGAAACTTTTATTAATGTTACAGCGGACTGTTCATCCCCCAACTCAACAACAGGAGAAATTGAGGCTCTTAAATATATGATTGCAGTTATGTTTTCTGTATTAGACCAGAATGAAAAAAATGCTATCATTTATCAATTAACAGAACATGCAGATAATCCATATATCAAAAGCAATATCGAAATGCTGCTACCAATGAAAGATATTGGAAAGCCAACTGAGACAAAAGGTTAAAAACCAGCAATTGAGTTATCTGAACCGTTAATTTTTATGGTATACCGCGCCTCTGAATGGAGGCGCTTTTCCGGCAACGACCACGCTTCACATAACCCGGCAGCAGCATCCATAAAAATCTTCTTCGCTCGTTTTTTCGCCTCTGCTTCATAAAGCTCCAGCGCTGCGCCGTCAACACGATCAAGCTTAATCACCACATGCGGCGAAAACAGCGTCGGATAGCCGTCGCTCTCCAGCGCCACAGTAACCACAACCTTATCCGGGTGACTACTTATCCCTTTAATAACCAGTTCGTATTTTTTATTCATCGCCTACTCTCCCCGCGCCACTTTGCGCCGATCCTCTTTAATTTTGAAATACAGATTCGTCAGATAAGTCAGAAAGCCCAGTGCCAGACTCCCCAGCACACCAATAGCAGCCCACTGTGACGGACTAACCTGATCAATCCACTGCAAAAACCAGTACCCGGCACTGCCTGCCGAGGTGCCATAGGCGACACCCGTTGTTAACTTATCCATGGATTTCATAACCCCACCTCGCAGATGCGGGTGCTGTGTAATGGAAATAAAAAGGCCACCTGACGTGGCCACCAGATTATTTCCCCACCAGCTCGTTTATCTCTTTCACTGTCTGATTAAACCGCTCTGACTCAAGCTCAACACCTAAGGCCCGACGCCCCAGCGCCATTGCTGCTTTTATTGTGGAACCGGATCCCATAAAAAAATCAGCAACCAGATCACCTGGTCGACTACTGGCATTGATTATTTGTCTGAGCATATCCGCCGGTTTCTCACACGGATGTTTCCCCGGGTAGAACTGAACGGGCTTATGCGTCCAGACATCGGTATAAGGCACGGAGACTGATACGGAGAAATAGCGCCGGAGAGATTTAAACTCATCCAGCAATTCAGAATATTTGCGATTCAGTGAATCATAAGATGCCACCAGCTGGTGGTGTGGTTGTTCCAGTTGTTGTTCCTGAAACTTCTCTGCCGCTATACGGGAAAACAGTGCCTGTAACTTCCGATAGTCAGCCTCATTCGGCAACTGCCACTGACTGGCACCAAACCAGTGGGAAACCATATTTTTCTTACCTGTGGCTTCGGCAATTTGTTTTGCCGTTATACCCAGTTCGGCACGAGCATCCCTGAAATACGAAATCAGCGGTGCCATTATGTGCTGTTTGAGTTCCCTTTCTTTTGCTGCATAGCCGTCACTTTTGCCGCGATATGGCCCCTGGTAATGTTCAGCAAACAGAACGCGCTCTGTGGCAGGAAAATATGCGCGCAGACTTTCTTTATTGCACCCGTTCCATCGTCCGGACGGCTTCGCCCAGATAATGTGGTTCAGCACATTAAAGCGTTCACGCATCATGATTTCGGTATCAAATGCCAGACGATGACCGCAGAACAGGTAAAGGCTTCCGGCAGGTTTTAACACCCGCCAGAACTGCGCTAGACACTGATCCAGCCATTTCAGGTAATCATCATCGCCCTTCCACTGGTTATCCCAGCCTTCGTGTTTCACTTTAAAGTATGGCGGGTCTGTGACAATCAGATCGACAGAGTTTTCCGGTAAGGTCTGGATAAATTCCAGGCAATCAGCGTTGATTAACTCACAACTGGATATTTTTACAGTATTAGCCATAGATCAATAAGCGCTTCTCTGATAGGCTCATACCGCTTTTGCGCAAAGCAGATGGGCCTGAGGTTTGCTTGTGACCCCAACGCATGAGCAGATGGCTGGCAGGTGCCGCTAACACCCACCAGCCGCCCATTACCACAAATTAAAAAGCCTTCACTGCGGAAGGCGTCTGTAACAACCGAACTGATAATCTGCCAGGCCCGCCATAACAAGCTGGGTCAGTATTAACTGGCAGCATTCGCGTGAAAGGTAAGTATTCTGCGCAATCTCCCCGACGGTCGCCGGTTCGGTGACGCTTAATTCATTAAGCACCACTCTGGCGGTTTCTGTCATATCTTGCTGTTTTAGCATGTCTTTTTCCCTTCTGGTTAACATGACATACCAATAACTCTTGTCTAAAAAGCCAGCAAGCTGAAAGACCTGTATTCGCAACCACCAGCGCGTTTAACGTCCTGTGCTGTTTTTCGGACACAAAAAAACCCGCACGGCGGCGGGTTGTAAAAAATCTTTTAACGTCAGGTATAAAACGCCCATCGTTAGTGCGAATTTACCACAGATTCGGGAAAAATCAACAACACTATCGCGTTACCCTCTTCAACTGCCGCTCCGCCCATGACTCTTCAATGTCAAACCGAACCACCAGCGTATCGTAAAAACGCTTCACTGATTTTTTCCACGTATCAAGAGTGATAGCGCTCGTCACTTTGCATATGGCATTAAACGCCTCTGTTGACGGTAATCTTTCATAGCCACGACCACCACAACGCTGGCAGTCTCTGATAACAGGCATACCACGTTTTACCGACTCTTCACGATGAATGGCGACACCACGCCCACGGCAATCATTACAGGCGGTGGAGACCTCACCCTTTCCCCCGCATTCAGGACAGGCAACTTTTACCACTTCCCGGACTTTTTTCCATTCTTCCCAGTAAGACGGATACACACCCTTTGTACACTTTGCCCATACCGGCGGTTTACCATCCGGATACTGGACCTTGTTTGTAAAAACTACGCTTTCAATAAATTTTTTCCCACCGCAACAAGGGCACTGTTTTTTACTCGCTGCACTACGGGCATAATCCTCAAAAGCGTACGAAGCCATAATGCGCATCACTGTCGGTTTTATTTCTGCCGGAAGTTTTCTCAACGCCGCCACGCGATCGCACCGACTGAGTGCATAATCTGCCAGTAATTCTGTTGCCCGCGTTCTGTCATTCATACTGATGCCCATTTTCCCCAGGAACGCAGAAAATCCCATCTCAGCCCGGTTTTGTGTCATACCCTGCGCAGCCATCACATCAGTGATGCTCAGCGCATCTTTTGACGTCGAGACGGATGCATCAGTCAGGCCTGGCGATTTTGGGGAATAGTATTTCGGTAAATCTTCCAGTTTCATTTTTGGACCTCCCCGTCATGCATTATTTCGTAAATCTTCACGCCCAGCCGCCCACCAGGAACAGGCTGACCGCGCACAATATTGATTTCATCAAACTGCTCGTCGTCTATGAGAAGTCCGGCATGCGTCAGCGCATCCAGTGGTGCTTTCAGGATATTGTCCAGGTCACGACGGCGCTTATCCGGTGGCTCTGCAATAATCTTTATCGCCAGCCTTCCGGACAGGTTTAATTTCAGCCGCTGCTGGCGAACAATAAGTGCCACATCACGGCGATAACACTCACCGGCTTTTGATACAAAATATGTGCTGCCACGACGTCGCCAGTAGGTGTTCACCGTCGGCGGGTAAGGCAAAACAAACTCTATACGCATCAGTAACCTCTTTTACCCGAGCACGCCGGTTGCAAAGGCGTGATCAAGAAAACGAAAAATTAAATCAATCTGGGAACCATGCTTTTCTTCAAATGCCAGCGGATCAGCATGAAGTTCATTGTGATGCTCCCGGCACAGCGGTAGCGTAAAAATATCGTGGGATTTTGTTCCCATTCCGCCCTGACCATGACCAATCAGGTGATGGGGATCGTCGGCTGGCTTACCACAACACGCACACGGCTGTGTCTTTACCCAGCGCGTATATTTCTCATTTACCCAACGGCGACGTTTAGGTCGCTTCATGAAAGATTCAGGAGACTCCGGATCAACGGCAATGCTGACCACCGTCTTTTCCTGTGGTGGGTTCTGTTGCTGGTGGGCGTGAGGCGGTAGCACAATATTTTTTGTGCGCTGCTTCAGTATGCTGGTGGCAGTCTGTTCTCCCGGTATGATGTCGCTCTCGCGGTATATTGAGCGGATTTTTTCACCCGGAAGCTTCAGGATTCGACGCGCCATATTTTCGGTCATGGCATCCACTACATCATTTACAGCAGCCCAGCAGTACAATTCAGCCAGCGATAATTCCCGCTCCTGTGCGCCATTCATTGCGTGACGGATGACGTCAATCATCCATGCTGACAGGTTTTGCTGAGCAAGTTGCCCAAGTGATTCGGATGTCTGGTCACGCAACTGATTGTCGCAGTGCCAGCACAATACCATCGCACCGGTACCGTAACGATGTATGACGGTTTCACTGTGATGATAGTCACCATGAGGCCACTGGCAGGATTTGACATGACGCGACAGCCAGTCAGACAGTGCACCAGCACCGCCAGCAGCACGAATCACCCGCTCATTGCTGAAAAATGGCAGTAATGATTTGTCCTCCGCCAGCGGCTGGCGAACGGCAGGCACGACTCCGGACGGCAGACCACGCATGCTTTTCGGTTCCGGCTCCACCAGCACACGAGGATTATGAAATACCTGCATGGATTCACGGCCCGGCTTAAGGACCACCAGCCCGAGTTCCGGTACCGGAACAGGTCGAAGTAATACCCGCACGTTACCTCCAGATACGTTGCTGGTATGTGCGGGACGGACGCGGTGGGCGTTCTGAGTAAGGAAGCCTGACGGAGATTATCCAGTGACGATAATCGAGGCTGAGGGCTTTCTTAATCTCGTATCCGTGTCTGCGGTAACACTGAATCAGCCATTCGGCCTGTTCTTCAGTGCATGGAGGGTGTTGGTACCAGTCGGTTTTAAATACGCGCGAACGCCGCCCATGCCTGCTGGCACGAACGGCATCAGAATTGTGATTTTTGGTATTGTGCGCCATTTGTTTTCTCTGCTGGCGCAGCAGGTGCCAGTTGTTCAGGCTGGCGTGCGGCAATATTGTCTCTGATTTCTGTTGTCGTCAACAGGCAGCGTGCTATCATCGAATAGTGTTCTATCCTACTCCGTGAGGTTTACCATGCGTACAACCCAACAATTCAGCATTACATTAACTAACGAGATGGCTGACATGGTGCGCGCCCGTGTGGCTTCCGGTGCCTATGCTTCAGAAAGCGAGGTCATTCGTGAAGGGCTTCGTGCACTGAATGAGCGCGATAAAGCAATCGAAGCGTGGTTAACGCATTCAGCCGCCCCCTCTCTTGATTCTATCCGCGAAAATCCAAACAACGGACGCTCCATTTCACAGGTTCGCGCCGCGATTCGATCCGGGAAGTAATCTGCATGACATATGAAGTCATCATTACCCCCGAGGCCGAACAGCAGATAATAAACCTGCACAGATATATAACGGAGAAAGCAGGAAGCGTCATTGCTGACAATTATGCCAATGCGCTTCTTGATTATCTTGATGGGTTTTCTACATTCCCGCATCGGGGCAATAAACGCGATGATATTCGCCAGGGGATGCGGGTAACTCATTTCCGACACAGAACGATTATTGCTTTTGCCGTTGATGGCAATAAAGTCTTTATCGCTGGCGTTTACCACGGCGGACAAAATTATGAATCTAATATTTTATAGTTAATGCTTATAACACACCGCAACTAAAATAATTGAGTAATATTTTCAAAAGAGGCAAAAAAATGAACAGGATCATTATTCTTCTGTTTTCTTTCGCAATTTCTGGATGCGTAAACCCTTATAATTATAGAGAAGAGCAGGATATTATCATTTCATTTAAAACAAATTCTCCACCACAAGAAATACAAGAATGCATTCTCAGTGAGTGGCAACGTGTACCTCTCTTGTATACTATCACTTCTCAAAAAATTGGTAAATATTACAGTGTATTAGCAGTTGCAGATAATGCCGACATTTATAAGTCAGCAGACGGCTCTACCACTATTGATTTTTATTCTCTTCGAGGTGTGTTAGATCCTACCAATGGAAAAAACAAGAGGATTCAAGGAATTAAATCATGTATTAGTAATAAATAAAAATCAGGACAAACTAAGGAACAGCCGAAGCGGGTTAAGTGCGGGTGCGTTGAGAATGCCTGACACATCAGAGGTGGCGAGGGATTTCTCCCTCGCCTGGTCTCTTACTCCTCAGGTTCGTAAGCTGTGAAGACAGCGACCT